GATAGCTGGTGTATTAAAAGAAATCAAAAGAAAATACTAAGGGGGAATAAAAATGGGTTTTTGGGATTCGGTTAAATCAGGAGCAAAAGATATCGCGAGACAAACTGCTTTAGAGGGTATGGTTAGAGATAATAAAGAACTATCAGAAGACGAAATCGCTGAATTTGTTGAATTCAATAAGATGACTCCTTCTGAAGCCATTCTGAAGAAACCGTCTAAGTATTTTAAATGTACGAATAGATATGGAGATATAGAAATTGATTCCAACAAGAAATTATTTAGAGTTAAATTTAATGTATACAACTTCAGTGAATTAAATAGTTATGAACTGCTTGAAAATGGAAGCTCTGTGATGAGTGGCGGTTTAGGCATAGGTAGAGCAGTTGTTGGTGGTGTCCTTGCCGGTGGTGTCGGCGCAATCTTAGGAGGAGTTACCAAAAAGAAAAAACAAAAAAATCATGTCGACTCTCTAAAGATATTAGTTACCTTCAAGAATAGAACTCCACAATCAATTAATATCGACTACATCAAAAAGAAACAAGATAAAGATAAAAAATATGAAAAAATATTGATTAAAGCTAAAGAGACTATGGCAGGATTCGATTACATTGTCTCTGAATTAGAAGTTGGAAGACACGATGAATTAATCGGTGCAGTATCTCATGCAAATGAAGAAAGCATCTCACTCTCTCCTACTGACGAAATACGCAAGTACAAAGAATTATTAGATGACGGTATTATTTCCCAAGAAGAATTCGATGCCAAGAAACAAGAATTATTGGGATTATAGAAATAATCGCCCCACTTTGGGGCTTTTTAATCATGCAAGAAAGAACATATATTCGAATTAAGGAGTGGTATTTATGTGGATTGAGAAATTGTCTAGTGGTAAATACAAATATATAGAACGATACGAAGATCCATTAACCGGAAAACTAAAAAGAGTATCAGTTATCAGAGAAAACAAAACAAGACAAACCCAAAAGGAAGCATCTTATCTTCTGAATAATAAAATAGCAAAAAAAATAAATGAACTCGAAAATGCGCCTAAAGAAATTACTTTTTCTGATTTATATGATGAGTGGTATAAACAATACAAAAAGCAAGTTGCTGAGAGTACCTATTTTTCGACTAATAACTTAATGAAAGCTGTCAAAGAAGATATTGGTAAAAACACGCTTGTATCTCGTATTGATAATCGATTACTTGACGATATGTTTGATAAATATTTATACGACAAAAATTTATCAAATAAATATGTAGCAATTATAAAAACAAAAATTAATCTAGTTTTTAAGTACGCTATAAAAAAGGATTATATTTCTACTAACCCACTTGATAAAGTGGAGTTGAATTATAAAAAGGAATTTAAAACTGCAAAAATAAAAGACAAATATCTAGAAGATGTTGAATATGATTCAATCATTCGTTTTTCAATGGATCATAACGAACGATATGGTCTACTTTTTCAGTGGCTATACTTAACTGGAATGCGCCCTGGAGAAGCCACAGCGTTGATGAAAGATGATGTTAGTTTGACAAATAAAACTGCAAAAATAAACGGAACACTACTTTACAGAGAAAGAAAGATAGCTGATGTGGTCAAATCTGATAGAACAAAGACTGCTGCTGGTATGAGAACAATTGATTTATCAAACAAAGCAATTGATATATATATGAGACTTTTAGAATTAAATCCAAGCGGAGACTTTCTTTTTCAAACATCTAAAGGAACCCCGATATTAATCACGGCGATAAATTCTTATTTAAAAGCTCATAGAGAGGAAATGAATGTACCTAAAGACAAAAGTCTTAGCTCTCATATTTTTAGGCACACACATATTTCCAAATTAGCAGAAATTGGAACACCTATGTATGTAATTCAAGATAGAGTTGGTCATGAAGATAGTAAAATCACTCAACAAATATATCTTCACGTAACTCAAGGAATGCGAGAAAAGCTACAAAGCGATCTAGAACTCTTATAATGCTTGCCCCTTTTCTGCCCCTTTTGCTTTTTAATAGCAAATTTATGTTGTACAAAACAGCTATTTATATAACTAGGACAAAATAAAAAAGCCCCTGATAACAGGGACTTAGTACCTTCGAATAACGAATTATTAACGACGGATTTCTTTGATACGAGCTGCTTTTCCGTGTAATGCACGTAGTCATAGGCGCGTTATTCAATAAGTATTAAACGAGTGTAAATCACTGTCATATAGGGGTTAATTATCAATCATGACTATTCAAAAGATGTCATGTTATATCATCTATTAGTCATTTTTTGCCCCTTTTTTGCCCCTTTTTACGTATAAAAAACACCCTCCACAACCAACTAAGGCTGTAGAGGGTGTTTGAGTTTACACGTCTAAATACCAACGTGTTTCGGTTAGATCGTTGAATCCGTCTTTTGTATCGCCTTTCGGATCATTGGTACTACGGATCATGATAATGATCGAGTGTCCTGCAACATCCTTTTGATTGAACTCAATCTGGAAGCCTGCAGTATCATTGCGGTTATATACCTTTGCAGCGTCCGCTCGTGGCAAGTCTTTCAGCTTGATACGTTTCAATTCTTTACCCGTTGTACGGTCGAGAATAAAAGCATATTGATTTTTGTGAGTACGAGTACTCCATCCTTCTGCTTTAATTTTCCCTGCCATTGCACCAAAACCATCCACGTGGCCCTTATCGTTTTTGACTTCCATGACTGAATAGTTTTGTCCAGCTCGGTAGATATCCGTTGTTTCGCTAGGATTAGGAGCAGGCAGTGTTGTATATCCGTTATCGGTAATTCCAGTTAAATCGACATTACCATCCAATCCGCCGCCAACATACGTGGAAGTGAATTGATAGATAGCCACGCCGTCCATCGAAGGAAATACGTTATAGTTTGGATATGGTGTAACATTGTAATTTGGATATGCGGCCATCCACAAACTATCAGGGAATTCAGCTAAGATTTGCTGATAGTATACATTTGCCAACGTGAATGGTTTGTAACTATAGTACATTGGCGTATACCCAGCATCACGAATCCTTCGCATACCGTATAAAATAGTATCCGTATTCGCTTGTTTATTGCCACTGGCTCCATGCTCAAAGTCTAGTGCCACGATTGAACCACGAGGTGTTTTTACTTTCGGTAAAAAGTAATCCATAGTGGTTTTCGCAATACTCATACTTCCCCATGTATCATACCAAATGTATGTGTGTGCACGTTTCCCTTGAGCCAAAGCTGAATTCACTTGGCTCTCATACGTCCACTGGTTGTATAAACCACCAGCATTATAACCGCCGATTTGAGCAATTGCGAACTTATCATGCGCATAACCAAACTGTCCTTGAGCTCCTTGATAGACTGCCCAGTCAACCCCTTGATCACCTTTCGCCGCATCCACGTTCACTGGGAAAACTGGCAATAAAAAAAGAGCCGTAACTAGGCTCAGCACAAACTTATTCTTTTTCATTTCATTCCTCCTATTCGTCTTTCGATAGCATCTTGTACGTTCGATTGGAAACACCTAAAACCGTTCCCAAGAACGTTCCAACCGCAGTGACAATAATTACTGTGATATCCGTGTTTTGCCATTCCAACGCTTTTCCCACTACTCCAATAAATGTGGCCAACGCTGGAATTACGATTAAAGCAACATTTTTTAAAATATCGAATGTTTTATTCTGCATGTGCATCACCTCCTCAAATATTGAAAAGCAACTTAACAATATAGGCGATAAATAAGGCTCCGACAGAACGCCAGAGCCATGTCATATTGTCTTGCATTTTGCTGATACTTTTCTGATTGGATTCCGAGAGATTCAAAGCTTTATTTGCTTTACTCGCCACCTCATCGATTCCTTTCGTATTCGCTTCAATCGTTGCTAATCTTTGCAAAACCTCTCGCCACCATTTTTCATCTTCCCCCGACATCTCATCACTTCTTTTCCCTGCGTATTTGGCTACTCTGCTAATTCTGGTAAATCCATATCAATCAAAATTTCTTTGACCTGATCACGGATCAAGCTCGGCACTTGATTAATCGTCTTCTTGCCTTTAATAATTAAAGTCGCGTATACTACGGCCATTTCTTCCACCTCCCTTCTGAGTAAACAAAAAGCAATCCTAATCCGCAGTTTCTGCATTAAGGATTGCTTGTACTTCATTTCTGATTGTTCTAGGAACTTCTTCAATAGTCTTCAGGCCCTTCCGAATCAAATTGACGTAAACATTTACCATCTAATTAACCTCCCTATCCGTTGGAACAAGCATTTCATACACTTCAGCAAGCGCTAATTGAGTATCCGTCATTTGTCTCGCTTGCTCTTCTGCCTTTTCTTTTAAGAATTCATTTTCCTTTTGGACAGTTTCTGTTAAAGTCTCAATAAACTCTAATTTTTCTGCGTAATTTGGAGTAATCGCCTCTTCCCATCTGTTCTTAGAAAAATTAAAGAACTGAGATTGTGGGTTTTCTAAATTTTGAATAGGTTCGATTTCCACAAAAGGAATAGATGTTGGAAAATCATCTGCTACTTCGTGTTCTTCAAATCCCATCGGGTATAATACTTTATAAATTGTTTTCATCGTTTTCCTCCTTTAATAAGGGTCTCTTGCTAACCAACAAAACGAACCTGTTAACCACGTATCTTGTGCGACATTATCTATGCAAATAATATTATTAATCGTTGATGGATCGAAAGCTAGCAAATAAAAATTGCTGCCAGAGCTCCAGTACATTCGAGGCCTGTCAATCGGCGCTGCCCATGATGGAACATTAAACCAAACAGCTTGATTATATTTCGCCGCTGACAATTTAAACGAACCTGTCAGATAAACGATATCTCCTCTTCGATACAATTTCATACTGCCGTCCGAAATAACTGAAGCATTGTTGTTTTTATCTACTGACGCATAATCATTTACTGATTTTGTTAAAACGGGCAATTTCCCTTTCACTTGAATACCATCTTGAAAATTCTTTGTTCCTAAAATCGTTTCGTTACCAGTAGTAGAAACAAACTTGCCTTGAACCCATTTTGCGATTGCTTTAAATACTAAATTAGGCGTCATAAACACACTGTTAGATTCTCCCGCTTCAGCTTCTTCACCAGTAGCGATACTTTCTACTTGATTGGCCGCTATCATGTATTCAAAATGTTCATTAGCAGATAGCTCAATAGTGACATCAAGACACAGATAATCAATATTCACTGTTGAATAGTTTGGACTAATCGTGGGCTCACTGTTGCTTAAAACAGAGATTTTTCCGCCATTAATCAATTTCTTCCAGTTAGTATCGGTACTTTCTATAGTCTGACCAATTCTGGTAACTTCGTTTGCTGCGGTAGAATCACTAACCGTCCATGTTCCATTCCAATTACGATGAGTAAGTTTATTAATACCGCCACCAGAGCCATAACCGTAAACATTTGAAGTGAAATCAGTTATTAAACTTTCTAATACTTCTACTTTTTGAGAATCAGTAGTCGCTCCACGAATAGTAAAGAACTTCTCACCCAAAAGTGATTTAAAGAAACCAAGAATATCACAATCATATTTGAGTTGTTTCATATAATTAGCAGCGGCATCTCTAGCAGAGTAAAGACTTCCGTCCAAAGAAGATAAGTTGTTCAATTGTTCTTCTGTCAATGGTGTCCAACTCACATTCGTTGGTGATAATAAAGTTGTGTAACCTACTGACGAAACCTTAACAAACTCACTTTTTGCATCCAGTCTAAAAGTTATTTCAGCTTTTTCTTTCCCAATTACTTGGTAGATCACGTTTGCGGAACTTTCGACTTTGTTAAAAGTCTCATCTTTTAGATATACGTCATCTTCTGTGACAAGTTTTCCACTATCTATTTGTTCTTGAATATCAGCTTGCTTTTGTTGAATAGCTTGAGTTTGAGTAGTCAAATCTTTGACTTCTGCAGTCAAATTATCTAAGACGGTTTGGCAATCTTTTTTGACACCATCAATCAACGACTTAGATTTCGATAAAATCTGTTCAAACCCCTGATAATAATAATCTTCTAATTCAGGCGTGCTATCATCAATTGGTGAGCGCTTGATAGCAAACGTAAAGCGTCCAGCGGTGTCTAGTGACCGTGAGTCAGGTAATTCAATATAAATAGAGCCATCAACAATTCCTTGATAGCCCAAAACATTATCCTCTAGCACGATTGAAACAATTCCATTTATAGCATCTTCAATAACAGCGTGGTAGATATGCTTCCCACGTCCATTTTCAGCGGTTGCCGAATTGAATTCTAAACATACCGGAACGATGGTTCCATCGGGCAAGGACTGAAAAATTTGATCTTTCTTTAACTGAAAGATCAGCTTAGCCGTGCCGTGATCGTGACTCCAAAAAACGACATTCGTTGGAATTGGATTAACAGCTTCCGCTTGAATAACGATGATCTCTTGCTTTGTTTTAAACAATTACATCACCGTCCCCTTAGTAATAATTAAACCTGGACCATTTGTAACACTAAGATTTTTTGCATAAGTAGGTGAAGTAACATTATGAGAGATTATTCCACCAATCTGAGCCAGAAAGCCTGTTTCATTATCTTTACCATGCGCACCGCTTACCATTGTATTTGCTAGTTTTTCGCTTCTTAAAACAATTTTTTGATTAGCGACATAATCAGCCCCCCACATGTGGCAAGTGCTACCACCGCCAACATAGACCAAATTGAAATCAAAGGATTTCGTGTCTTCAATTGCTTTATACCCCCCCATTGAAAGATAACCTCCTTGGTCAATTAGAAAACCATATTTTTTGTCATTAAAAACTGGCGCGTTGGCAGAATCGACAATTTGAATGTTTTGAACTAAGTAATATCCACTACATGCATGAAAAGCGATACTTCTCACCTTCACAGATATATCTGTCACAGAGCGGTCAACATCACCGGGATCTTTTATAGCTTTAATAGTGATGTCTGAGATCATTCTACTTATTGACACATCTTCTAAGTAAACACCTTCATCAATCCATATAGTGATCGCTGCTGTGGAAATCAAGGGAATCATATTCACCGCCATCTGAATCGTCTTGAACGGCTTTTCCTCACTACCATTCCCATTTTTATCGTCTCCATTAGTAGCGGAAACGTATAAATCTAACGTTGCTCCATACGTCCCCATCAATTTGCCAATGCCATTATTCAGTTGTTCGAGCTGCAGTTGCTGATCACTTTGGGTAGTGGCTAAATTCTGCGTATCCGTGTCATGCTTGTTTTCAGCAGCAGATAACCGGCCTTGAAGCGTGTCGAAGGTTTCACCCTTATTATTAACCCGTGAATCTGTTACCTCATTGGGAGATTCACCTCCAGATTTGAGAACTAAATTATCAATACGTTTATTGGTGGTATCTATTTTTTGGTTTTGTCCTCGAATGATTCTATTCAGAATATCTACATTCTTATTAAATGTTTCCTTCCACTCTGTAGAAATTCGATTGCTTATTAGTTTTAGCAATCCCATTACATCACTCCTCTCTTGGCTAATTTAGCCAATATTGATGTCATTGTTTTCTTTGTATTTGATAATGTGATTTCTGGTGGTTTATTAGGTAGTGCAGGATAGGTTTTTATACCTACGATTTGAATATATGTCTTTATATTCAATGGTTCATAAATAAACGGAACATAATCACCCTTTTGTGGAGTAATACGCCACTTCAATGTTACTGAACCGCTGATTGACGGATAATCCTGTAAGTCTTTTTTTAGCCGTTCTGTCATGTTCACAGCTACTGTATAGCGTTCATCTTCCACAGGGTCCTGTATTCGTATTCCCCATCTCGATGACTCAGGGGAAGTGTAAGTAATTGGAGAGAAATAATACGTATCATCTTCCTTTTTCTTACCAAAGCCTTTAATCTGCGTTTTCAACGAATAGGTGTCTATGTCGAACTTCACTGAATCCGTGTTGTATTTGTATCGAATCTGCTCCTGAACTTTATCCCCGAACTCTGATCGTGGATAGAATGTTAAATGTTTATTGTCTGGAATGACCACCGCATCATAATCACTTAATATTTCTTCAATCAGCTTTAAGTAATTCGCATTGCCGAAGTTTTCCTGTTCTACTGTTAAAAACTTTTTATTTGGATCCACGACTTCCCAAGTAAAGCCACGATTCCCAGCAGTGAAAATATGAGTTAATAGTTGATTAATTGAGCGTGAACCAGTGACTGTGTTGTACTGACGGCCATCTTGAATCGTGTAGTAAACGTGCGTAGCCGTGACGCTTTTAGAAACGTGTGCTCCTTCTCCAAAAGTGGTCATGGACTTAATTACAAATTCTTGACCGTTAAAGATGACTGAGCTTTCGTAATCTACAAAATCAAAGACATCACTATTTAAGTTTGTTTTAGTAACATCAAAACTGACTTCCCAAGTTTCATTCTGTTGCCAGTTTTCAAAAAAAGAGTCCTTGTTAAAATCAACAAGGATCTCCTTCTTCGTCTTTTCATAGTTTTGTATGATGATATCTATCATAGCATCACCTACTTGTATAGATAACGGAAATTCCATGAGGATTTCACGCTAGACACATTTTGTATTTCGATTTCGTTGACGCCAGGCGCCAAAGTGATTAGACTTAAATTCGTATCAATTCCACGGTTAACGCCATTTAGCTTAGGATATACACGGTCTAGTGTGACGGTCTGTCCTAAATTTGTTGAAAATTCAGGATAGTAAATAAATCTTTCCCCCGTCGTTCGGTTAAAGATTGTCGCATTGCCCAGCGACTCGCCTTCTAAAGTAATTTTGAGTTCATGCTCCCTAGGATCAATTGTAAAATCACCTGCATTATAAATTTGAAATCGGCTCCTATTGAATTCGTATTCATAATCCTCTGCTTCCAGATTTTGTGAAAACTGCCACTCGTTCGATAAGCTGAATTCGGACAGTGTGGTTGAGAGAGATTCGGAACAGCCTTTGAAAGCATTAAACACTATATTATACGTAGCGTATCTTATGCCTATCTCTTCCAAATCAATCGAACTTGGATGTACCAAGTAACGTTTTCCTGGCTCCCTATCTGTCATTATGAAATAGCTATCTTTCTCTGAAAGAAAGGCATACAACTCAGTCTCTTTTAGCTGATAATCGAACATATTCTTAAACTCCACGAATAGCTTGACCTCAATAGTAAAAGGTTTAAATGAGCTATTTACCTCCCTTGAACCATTCGAACCAGAAAACTCTTGATATTCAACATTCAATTGAGGTGCTTTTCTCTCAAATTCGATACACTTAAAACCTAAATCATCCTTTAGAGAGAGCAATTTATTATTTTTTTGAAATCGTAAGTCAATAATATAACCGTTCAATCAATCATCTCCTAACTCCCAGTATATAAAGCTTGATCAAACTTTTTACCTAACTGATTATTTGTGGTATTAGATATTTTCTCTCCATCTAAATTAACAACTGAATCTTTAGCTAATATCTTGGCTAATAAGTTGTTTTGTTTAATCATCAAGGCAACGATCGTTTCCAAAGTTGGGCTTGATTTGCTATCAGCAGTAGGTCCAGCAGGTGAGACACCTAATTTATCCATTGCAATCCCTAGTAATTGCATCGCACGCGATCTTTTAGCAGAATCTAAAGGTATGATTATCTCTGGTTTATTTCGTTCGCCCGCTTCAATGATTTGATGCTGATTAATAATTCCTCCATTGGCAAAACCTTTAATCCGACGACCGGAAGGTCCCCATCCTGAACGTCCGTACGGCAGATCGCGTCGCCAGTTGGAATTATTGAAGAAGGCCATTAACTGATCGAATCCTTTTAAAATATTCCCGTATCCCTTAACCTTATATGCATTAAAGGTTGACGGAATATACTGTAAAAGCCCTTGTGCTGGGTTCCCGTTTGCCATATTGATATCCCATACTGCTGAGCTTTGTCTGATTCTTTCATTACCACCAGATTCACGCTGGATTTGAGCTAAAATACCATTTAATTCGTTTTGAGATAGTGATTGACCCATTAATTTCGCTGCGCGTTTTACTTGCGCTGCCCAATCTCCGCCTTTTCCAGTGTCAAGACTGCCGCCAGTAAATATATCGCCAGAACCCATAGAACCATTCAAATGAATATGGTCATAGTGATCATTATCTGGCCAAGGAACCCATTTTCCTGATTTTCCCTGTCCTGATAGACCCATACGGTCTCTTACCTGACCATTAGTTATGACGTAAGCAATCTCTCGAGGGAATTTTTCAAACGCGTAATCAGCTACTTTTTTGTTTTCAGGTGATCCATTCATTGAGGACGGATAAGCAATATCTAAAGCTTGATGCTTTCCGTGGTAATAAGGATCCCCTTCTCGAAACCCTGATGTAATAGTTAGACCACTGAACTTGGCCATTATTTTCTGTGCAACATCAACTAAATACTGATAAACGTTATTAGCGTTCATCGCTCCGTCAAAGCTACCCGCGCTCATCGAGTCAAACATTTCTTTAACCTTAGCTGTCAACGCATCTTTAGCTTTTTTCAATATTCCGCCACCGACGTCTAATGGCCACTTAGTCAAACCGCCAAGAAGGTTCGATCCTAATAGTTTTGAAACTAGCTTTCCAGGATCATCAATGTAATCCATCACATCGCCAATAGCATTCTTAACACCATCAAGGATACCGGAACCCACGTCTTTAACATTCGACCACAAGTTAGAGAACATACCGCCTGTGCCTTTTGCATAGGCAAACGTAGAACGCTTCTTACCCATCAACATAGCTGTATCGTGTGCAGGAATAACCTGCGTTCCGGGCTCACCATACATGGTAACGTTTTGACCTTTTGGAATGAACGCTTGCCCATTCGGTCTTACGACCATTTCAGCGCCAGCACCATCGTTGACCTTCATTATTCCGCCTGGATGCCCATCTGTTCCCTGAGCATAAGCAGGCGCCCAATGTTTGATCTTATCTCCGCCAAGTTTCTCTAAAACCCAGCTTGCACCATCAATAATCAAATTAATTGGTTTTTTGACTGCATTCATTGCTGCTTTAAAGATTGATTCGAAAGCATTTTTAACGGCTCCGGTGCCTGCTTTAATCCCATCAGCAATTTTACCAGGTAGAGCTTTCATCCAGTTAACAACTGTCGTGATACCATTTGAAAAAGTATTTTTTATTGTAGTCCAAAGTGATTTGATTACATTGACCAATGTATTTTTCAGGTTTGTTACGTGAGAAGTCAAATTAGAAGCCCAATTTCTTATTGCGCCCCATGTGTTTGATATTCCGTTTGAAAAAGTAGATTTGACACCATTCCAAAGTGACTTAATTAAATTGACGAATGAATTTTTTAAGCCGCCGACTTTACCAAGAGTAGAGGAAATCCATCCCGTAACCGACGAACCGACACCTTGAATCCCTTGAGTGAAAAGATTTCTAGCACCATCCCACAATCCTTTAACGGCACTTTTGAATCCTGTCGCCAATCCTTTAACGCCTTGTAGCAATCGTTTAAAGAACATAATTTGAATGAAATTCCAAATAGCTTCAATTGCTCCTGAGAAGAGTTGCTTAATACCTTCCCACATTTTTCCAAGGTCACCAGTAAAGATACCAGTAAAAATTTTAATAGCACCTTGAATCGCATTCAATAATCCTTTTACTAGTCCAATCACATTGTCTATAAATCCCATGAAAAGAGTCATTACAATTTTGACGACTGGTTGAATAAATACAAAGAAATTTTTGATTGCTTCGATGATCTGCTTTCCGTTTTGTTCCCAGAAGAGAGTTAGGGACTTGCCGATATCGCCTAAAGCCTTACCGATTTTTGAAATGATTGGAATAACATAAGGAGCTAATGTACTAAACACGCCTTTTGCAATCTCAATGGCAACCTCTAACATTTGCTGGATATTTGTAAATACTGCACCAAAATAAATTTTTATGTCTTCTACAACTTTTTTAATCTTAGCGATATCATCAGGCTTTAAACCCAATCGTTTTAGCATGCCATCATCAGCTTTTTCATTACCAAAGATTGAACCAATCATTTTTTTAATGTCCCCGGTGAAATTTCTGATTTTATCAATCGTTTCATCAGTCATGCCGGTCATTTTCAAAATATTCAGCGACTTTTCTTGTTTTTCTCCAGTGGCAAATATTCCGTTAAAAATATTTTTAACTTGCATAACACGTTGTTTTGCTTTGGCTAACACTTCCATTGGAATGATCTTATCGAGATCAAATAAAGCCTTTGAATACTTTTTGGGATCATTGTTCTCAGCAAAAACAGTGAAAAGATTTTTAAATATGCCGATTGCTTTATTGACTACTGGTGCAATTGCTCCTAAAACTTGCGGGATAATCGTTCCAATTTTTTTGAACACTGCTTCAGCTCGCGCCCCTGCACTACTAATCATGTCGCTGAGAGTAGGCAACTTATTCTTTGCTAACCCATCATTCAACTTCGTGATCATATCAGCCACACCGCGAGTAATTGCAGTTTTTGCATTTGAAATTGAAGTGCTGATACCTTTCGTTGAGTCTTTAGCGATTTGGTTTAACGACTTGATACCGCCGCCACCATTTTTATCTAACTCAATCAATCGGTCTTGGAATTCTTTAACACTAATCGAACCATCAGAAAGTCCAGCCTTCAACTCACCAGTGGTTTTGCCCATCTGTTTAGCCATCGCATTCAAAGTAGGTCCTAAACCACTATTGATCATTGAATTCCACGTTTCAGCATCGACTTTTCCGTTCGAGAATGATTGTGATAGCTGTACGATTGCGTTATCAACCATTTCAGCGTTACCACCGAAACCTAGAATCCCATCATTCATCGCTTTAAATATATCTACAGATTTCCCGACGTCGTCAGTCGAACCGGCTAAAAGTTGAACACCTTTCACAGCGCCATCTAAACCGGTTGGCAATCCCTTAATGGCAAGTTGCAGGTTATCCATCGCTTTTTTGGTTTCACCTGCTTCAAAACCCATATTTGAGAATGCTCTATCTGAGTTATTTAGCGTATCAATACGACTGATTGCACCGTCTAGTGAGTCAGAAACCGTATTGACTGCTTTAGAACCAATCGTAGCAAACGCGCCAAACGCAGCACCTTTAGCCATCGTGGCAAAGCCTTTCCCTAAAGCAGAAACAACGCCAGTCGTTTTAGATACACGATCTTTGAACCCGTCTAGGTTACGTCCAGATTTGTTCGCCTGATCTCCAAAGTCATCAATTTCCCGTCCAGTATCGTTAGTTGTCTTTTTCAGCCCCTCTAATTGCTTATCAGAGAGCTTGCTTTGACGTTCTAACTTACTAAGTTCTTTTCGAGCATCTTCGGTTTCCTCAGCAGATTCGCCAAATTCATCCGCCATCAGCGCAACAACTTTACGTTGCTCGTCCATCGCACGTTCAGACAATTCAGCTTGTTTAGTCAATCCTCTTTGTTTTGCTTCAAACGCGCCAGATTCGTCACCAGCTGCTTTCAAGGCTTTGACTTCTGCATTCATCTGCCGTTCATTGTCTTTGATTTCGTCTGTCAGGTCATTGACGGCAGTTTGTGAGTAAACAAGTTCCTTTTTTGTGTCATTTAACTGTTTGCCATAGGCATTGTATTTCGCCGTTGCATTATTGATCTGCGTATTGAGCTTAGCGACCTCTTTTGATTCTTCACCGTATTTTTCAACAGCTTCGTCACGCCGTTTAGTCAGTTCTTTGACTTTAGCATTTTGGCCATCCATGACCGTAGACAAGTCCTTCGTCTTCTGACTCAACGCCTCATAGCTACGTCCAGCAGAATCATAGGCTTTCAGATTCGCCTTCATGTTCGATTCAGCCTGTTTGACTTTCGCGTTGATCTCATCAAGCGTATTGCCGAAACTTGTGCCGTCTAAAGAGATACCTAACTTAATATTGCCGATCGGCTTTCCTTTTCCTGCCATGATTTACCCCCTTTCCTCAAGAATCCGAAGGTCCTCAGCAGAAAGAAATTGTTTGATGAAATCTGCGCCATCCATGTAGTCATCGCCTTTTTCTACTTCGCCAAAAAGGTGGAGCAGATAGTAATAATCTGAATCGTCTACGTCTTTCATCGTCCAACCAGCTTCAATCAAATCTTTGTAGATCTGATCAATAGCTTTTCTTGCTTCTGTAAAGCTTATTTCTTTTTCTTTCCCGACTTTTTTTCATCACTGCCCAGATCATTGATTTGTTCAAATATACCTTGCAAGGTAGGTCCCAACTCATTTGCGGTAAGACCGTCTAGAATTGAGTCAAAGGAAACTGCCGGATCTTGGAAAATATCTGCAACGATGGCGATCATTGAATCAATGGCATCTAAATCAGAAAGTTCTTCTTTATCGGCTTTTTCATAAAATTTGATACACTCACGCATCGCACGGGCTGAGATATCTTGCTGTTTAAATGTTTTTTTCTTGCCTTCGATTTTTAGTTGTAATTCGATCATTAATAGTTCCTCCTAATTGAAAATGAAAAGGCTAGCCAATCGGCTAACCTTCGGTAACGGTCAATGTTGCTTTGGCGGTTTTCCCACCAGTTTTAGTTGTAACTGTAATGTCTGCTGTACCAGCTTTAAGGGCTGCTACCTTACCAGTTGTGTCAACGGTTGCTACGGCTGTATCGCTTGATTTCCAAATCACTGTCTTGTCAGACGCATTGGCTGGTAAAACCGTGGATGTCAACGTTTCATTTGCCCCGACCGCAAGTGACAACGTTGTTTTATTCAACGAAACACTTGCAGGGCTAACTACTCCCCCGGCGTGTTAAACACCAAGGCTTTGAATTTATCTAAGGTCATTGTTTCAGTTTCTACAGCAGCGATATAAACATATCCACGACTATCTGCAATGAAATCACCTTCAATGGAATCCGTTTGTAATTCCACACCTTTATCTTCGGCTGTCTTCAAATCAATGTCCGGATGACTAAATTTCCCTTTAGTCATTCCCATGAATAACCGTTCGCCTTCTTTTGTACCTGAGATAAGAACCAACGAAGTGTATGGCGCTTCGGTATTTGCCCCTATTACATGTGCTCCGTCTACTTCCTCCGCTCCGATTACTTCTTGGTAAATTCCACCATCTAATAAGTCAGCAACATCTAATGTGACTTTAGGTGCAGAAACACCTTTTGAAGCAATAAAAAATGGTACATTAGAAGCGAAGATGGTATTGGATGTTGAACCCAACCCCGTAATTTTCGCTTCAATTGCACCACCTGCAGATTTATCTGCCACTAATTCTTTTAAAGTATCATCTTTCTTTGATTGAACACCAAAGATAACACTATCAAACCCTTGAGTTGCCATATATTAATCTCTCCCTTTAATTTAATGAAATAGTTGCTACATAACGCTTAATGATCCGTTTTGATCCCTCTAAGTCCTCGTCATCGGTTTGTTCGGTATAAGTACATTCCCAACCCTCAACTCGCATGACTTCATCAAGAGTAAAATAAAAGGCATCAACCTCTTTTAAGGTCGACACCCATACATCTACTTGTACGTTGAATTGAATTGTTAAAGGGTTGTTGCTTGCGTAATCGTCATAGTTGCCATAAAGTTCTACAATTCGTCCGATTGGTAAGTTAGGAACGGTTTGAGCTGATTCAGGCACGCCGTTTGTGTAGAAATCAATTTTTTTAGTTTTTTCAGCATTATTCAATATTGAATAAACCTGTGATACAGCTGTTTTCATAGTCCTAACCTCCGTTTTAGTTCGTTTGCAATAATTTCTGTTATTTGGTTTTCTATTTGCGCTTCAGTCTTTTGAACAGTCCCTTGCGGCGGCTGGTTAACCGTTCCAAACTCAATGAAGTGCATCCGCCAAGCAACGTCTTCGTCAAACCCAACGTCAATTTTTCCGTTCTGAACAGGTCCAACAACAACATGGTCTTTCGAATGTTCAAACATATAGTCGCCACGCTTGCCTTTTGACTTTTTACCGTCCCAATAAGGTGTATTCTGTTCAAGCTTTTTCTGAGCAAATGAAGCGGCTTTTCTAAGAGCAGGGTTTTCGACTCTCTTCACATTTGTTTTTAGCTGTCTCAAAGCTTTAAAAACCTCTGACGAGTCTATCTTTACGCTCATTTTTGAACCTCTTTCGCAATGACAGTGGTGAAATCTTTGGCAAACTCTCCTTTGGTGATCGTGATAATCTCAAAAGTTTTGCCTTTCCACTTCACTTTCATGTCGTTTTCGAGTTCTGCTTTTTGCTGATAGCGAATAATGAAGGTCAGTGTGCCTTCTAAGACGGTTCCGATCGACGCTTTTACATCGCTCAAACGCTGTGTTTGAACGCTCGCCCAACAAGAAAAAACAGTCTCATATGTGGTGACCAGCTGCCCGTCCTCGTCCTTGACTGTCGTATCCTGAACGAATTCAATACGTTGGTCTAAATCATTCGTTTGAATCAGTGCCACGATCTAACCCCCTTAATTGATGAATTAGAGCTGTCACACCGAACGGAATTTCATCAAGAGCTTTTTCGGTAGTGGAAATTCTATTCTCGTACCAATGAGCAACGAGCAACGTTACCGCATAATCAAATCGTTCGTCATCAGTAGCAGTCACTTCGATTGCACCGTAGATATATTTTTCTGCAACATCTTGCAATGTTTCAATCAATGCATCGTCTAAATCGTGATCGATACGCAGATAGTTTTTAAGTTCAGAAAGCTCCATTTACTCACCGCCTATTCAGCAGTGACTGTAACTTCACATACTGCTGTTTTTCCGTTCACTGTCGTTGCAGTAATTGTTGCTGTTCCTGCTGCAACAGCAGTTACCTTACCTTGAATTGGTGTTACAGTAGCAATTGTGCTGTCGCTAGATGTAAATTGGACAGATTTATCTGTTGCATCATCCGGAGCTACAGTCGCTGACAATGTTTCTGATGCCCCCACCGCTAGCGTAGCCGTTGCTTTGTTTAACGTTACGCCGGATGGGTCTACGCTTTTGGGCCAAGCGTCACGTAGAACCCAGCGGCTGTGTCAGCTACTTCAACATCAAAGCGTACAAAACCAGCCAGTAATTGACCGTACACTTCGTTATCTACCCAACGGACAGAAGCTTGTTGACGATCAAAGTATTTTGCGAATAGTGCAGGATCACCAACAAACGCGACTTTGTCACCAGCAGCAGTACCGATCACATCATCTGCCATTACGACCATTTCACGGCCTAGCAATTTGTAACCAGATGCGACAGTCACATCTTGTTGCAACAAGTAACGTCCGTCGTTGTCTTTCATTTTGTCTAACTCGTTAAAGAAGCTTTGAGAAGCAATGATTTTGACTGCATATGCTGGATCAATCGCAACGTTCACGATATCCTTCAAGTCGTCAATCGTAGTAACAGTTTTAGCTGTTGCTGTTTGCAATTTTGCCGCAATTGCTGCATTAGAAGTATTCAATGATTGACGTTGAATGTGTTCAGCTACTAATCCGCCTAGATCAATATCAGAATCGTCTAAAGCTTCTTGTGAAACAGGAATGTATCCACGATAAGTAGCGATTTCATAACTTACTTTCGTGAATTCAGGATTTGCCAACGCTGGGTTTTTAGCCAATTCTTCCACAGAGATCATTTTATTTTTGTTCGCTTTCAAGATTGGGTAAGAACCAGTACCTGTCGTAACTGGCACACGCCCAACATGTTGTCGTAAGTCTACGACTGTTTCAGGTTGTTTTTCTGGCTTTGTGATTCGATCAATCGGGATTACCGCTTCTGCTCCGACTGTTGTCAAGCCGTCACGTGTTTCTCCTTTTGAACGGATAAATTGGTTAATAGAGCGTGTTTCTTTGTCTTTTTGGTCATTCAAGATTACTTCCATAGATCGATTCTCCTCTTCTTTCTTTTTTTCGTCTTTTTTAGGCGGAATAGGTGGTACTTCTTCCTTTTCTTCTGGTTCTTTATCCTTTTCAGGTTCAGTTGGTTCAGTTGGTTTTTCTGTTTCAGGCTCTGTTTTAGGTTCATCAGAAGCGCCTAAGTCTTTTAACTCGTCTTCAAGCTCAGTTTTTAATTGTGCTTGCGTTTCTTCTTGCTCTTTGTTGGCTTTGATTTGAGCCAACAAACCCTTGGCTTTTTCCAAATCGCCTGCATCAAGCGCTTTTTGTGCTTCTGCTTTTAACTTTTCGTTATCCAAATCGCTTTCCTCCTTTGTTTTTGGGTATAAAAAAAGAACCTCTAGTAATTTAGAAGTTCTAGCTCTATCTGTAGTTTTCGTTTTTCTTGTTCATCGATAGCTCGTTTTAACGAACGCTGTGCAAGTGCTGCGTCAGTTCCGTTATATGCCGGAATAGACACGATCGATATCTCAAAGAGTTCATCAATACTGTTCAAATTGCGAATGTACATCCCGTCCTCTTGCGTCCATGTTTGAGAATCATCTCTAACAACAAACCCAAACGAACATTCGTTGATGTCTCCTCTGCTAATTGATTCATATAAATCGTTCGCATAAGAGGTGTTCGGTAATTGACATCTAAAATGCAATCCAATATCATCAACTGCCAATTCTAATGTCTGAGAAGCTGTGCGCCCCAAAACCATACTGGAGTCATGGTCCACAAAACACCGAACGTCAGATAGATCAGTGTTTGCTAATGCTTCAGGAGAAATAATCTCTTTAAAGCCTCCCAGGTCTTTACTTAATGAATTAAATTTAAGGGCATAACCTTCAATCGTTCGGTTCTCCCCGGATTGAACTTCCGCTAGGCTCCGAATTTCCATTTCCATTATTCACACCTCCCCTCGCGGTTGTTTTGGTGTAGATGACATTTCCTTCTGGAATATCACTAAAACCGTAGTAGCGGCGGACTTCGTTGACTAATAGCGCTCCATCACCGCCATTGCCGTCATCCATGAGTTTGCTTAAGCGAGAAGCAGTATCCTGCCTTGTAAGTGTGGAAAAATCTAACTCAACTTTAATTTCCATCTTGGCAAATATCTCGTCTGTAATCATCTGCGACAGCATTCTTAGTGTGCTGGAAATGTAAAGATCGTTTGCAGCGTCATCTTTAGAGTTGACCAATTCCATTCCAAAACGCGAAAGTGGGATACCTAAGGCTTTGGCGATCTGCTTCGTTGAGTACACGTTATTCTGAATCATTTTCAAAATATCGGTATTGATTTCAAATTGATTAAATTCTTGTGTCTCATCGAGTACAATCACACTATTTGCGTTTGACGCGCCACTGTTCACCTCTTCAAAGTCTTTTTTGATCTGTTTCTTCGAAGAATTATTTAGCGATCCTTTTTTAAGTTTCAGTACACCGCCAGCTTGAATACCTTTTTTGAAAAACGAGCTTAGCATCTTATTCCCGTTATCCAACATGGAAAGCTCTGTTTTCAACGCGTCTAGTGGGCTGATTCCTGTTTTACCGTTGACAGTCACGAATTTGAAGTGCAGCATCTCGGAACTATCTACTTTGTACGAGGTTCCAGCCTTATTTGTATATTCGTAACGCATTAAACCGGTGTCCAAATCCTCATAGACGACTACCTGCGACGGTTTGGCAAACTCCAACCAATCATCGTGAATGATCGCGAACGAATTACCAGACAGAAGCATTTGAGCGATCGTTGCAAATTTGAAGGTATAAGGCGTCATGGACGAATTCGGTTTTGAGTTAAGCAAAGCAAGTTTTTGCGGATTAGTATTTTCATCATCCACAAACTTAAATTTACTTGCGGCGATATCCCCAGCTAAAATCTTTATGCCAGTGAACACATCTGATTGCTCTAATGCTTTCTCGCCGTCAAAATTGACTGTGACCGATCCATCAGCATTTGTTATCAAATCCATCATGGATTCAGAACGACTTGATAAACTCCGTCTTTCTGTTTTGAAGAATAACCCCATTGATTCACCTCCCTTCAACTTTTATAATTACAAGCCTGACTCCCTAACTAAAATCAGAACAGTCAGCATCAGACAGACGCCAACAACGACAAAACCGACGATTTTACCGAATAAAAAAGCCGCGACTATAAATGAAGCTAGTCCCAGCACGTACAACAGAATTACTAATATTCGCAATAAGTTACCAGCCAAATCCATATTCACCTCTTTCAATTAATTCGTTGATATCTTCTTCATCAAAATCATGATACATCGCTTGTGTGTAAGCATTTATTAAAGCATCGATCGGGTCGATCTTGTTTCGATTCATTGATTTATCAATCATAATCGTGTCGTTGTTTTCTTTTGTGATTGCGTTCCGGATCGCTCGATTTAATAAAGGGTTGTTGGCATGAAGCGTCTTGCCTTGAATGATATCCGTTCGCAGTTGCTTGGTCGGCGCGTTCAATGTGATCAACCCTTGCCGTACCTCAATCAGTTCATTTTCGTAATATTTTGCTAAATCAGTAATGACGTTTCCGGCGTTATACGGATCGTAGAAGATCCCTTTAAGCTCGAAATTATTGCTTTCAATAAAATCGGTAATCCAATTGACTAAATCATGATAATCAATTAAGCCGTCTGGACTACTGCTGATCGTGCAGTATCCTGCCTGTTCGTACTGTCTGTATGGTGTTTTATCGTCCTTTTCCTTTGCTTCGATCCCACCACGGTTTGCAACAAAGGAATAACTATCGCAGTAAAGTTTACATTCCTCACGAATCGGAATGACCCAGGATATAGAAGTCAAGTCGTTCACGCGTGATAGGTCGACGCCGACGTAAATTTCTCGACCGGTTAAATCTGTTTTTTTGATGTAGTCAGGCGCGATAGCTGCTAACCATTCTTCCTCGTTCATATAACTCTCTTGTGAAGATTGGACCCACAAGTTAAATTCCTTAGTCAGAACATTGGAGATATTGCCTTTGGCCTTACCTTCGTTTAACAAGCTTTGCTTTTTTTCTGTGAGTTTTTCCTTTTGCTCCGAAATCTCCATCAAGGGATTGGATTTAATCCATAGCTCTGGATCACTTATTTCTTTTGCGCTGTCTTGCTCCCAACAAAGTGCTAAGTACTCATCACCAATTATTTCGCCTTTAAGCAGCCTAGTAATATACTGGTATTCAACTGAATACATCGGATAATTTAATTTGCTTGAAGCAGTAGAAATGATGATTACTAACGGTTCGTCTTGCTGGCTCATTGATGTTTCAATGACATCCATCATTTCAGTTGTCTTTGACAAGGCATATTCATCAAAAATCCCAAGCAATGTATCCAAGCCGTCGAGCGTGTCCGCATCGGCCGACAATGGTTTCATAAACGAATCATCTGTTGTTACTAGCTCGTTCTGAAGTACCTTAGTAAACTTGTGGACCGTTTTACTTTTACTGCGAAGTGCTTTTAGCTGCGACTTAACCATATTAAAAACGATTTTTGCCTGGTCGCGCTTATTGGCAGTAGCATATATTTGTCTAGCTTGAAAAGGATTTCTTTCATAAATCAAACAATACAAGGCAATCCCAGAAACAATTAAAGACTTACCCTGTTTCCGCGCAAGCGATAGGTAAGCCTTTCTAAATCGTCTAGTATTGTCTTTTTTTCTACGCCAACCCCACAGCATGCCTAAAATAAATTTTTGGAATAAAGCTAGTTTATTTGGCTTGCCGCTTTTTGGATCGGGCAGCATAGAAATAAATTTGATAATGTTCTTTGCATATTTGGGATCATAATAGAACGGATAATCATCTTGCTTCGATTTCTCAATATCTGCTTTGTGGCGATCGATAGCTTGCTGGATTTTCTCGCCAACTTTGATTTTTCCAGACTCTACGGCATCGATGTATTTTTGAACGTGATCAATCATCGTTATCAGCTTCGTTCATCATTTCAGCAAAAGGGTCGTCAGGCTCTTTCTCAAGTTCTTGCGGATTAACGATCTTCAACCGAGAGTTAATTGTCAGTCCTAAATCATTAGTTGCTGTTTTCAGCTCTTTAGAGAATGAATTGACAGTGTCGATCAAAGGATTTTTTCGACCATCAATTAAAAATCCTTGTTCATTTAATTCTTTACTAGCTTTGTCGTAAAGATATGAATAATTGCAGTATCGAACCATCGTTTGCTGATCTAATTCAGATACAGGTAGTTCTTGAATATATTTTGAAATCCTATCCCACTCTTTTTGTGCTTCTTCTAGTAAACCGATTGGATAAATTGAAAAGTCTAATCTTGGATAATTGTATAGTTTTTCCTCTTCGACTTTTTTAATTTCGATTTCCTCTTTTGTGTAATTCTTTTTACTAGCATCAAGTAACTTTTTTGGCCTTCCTCGTCCCATGTCATCACCTCTTTCGTATTTTACAAAGTTTTTAAAGGGAATTCTTTTTACCCAAAAGAGGGCTTCGATTTCCGTCGCATTCGCACCCTACCCCCCTATAAAATTATTTTGCAGTCGTTTTCGATATCTTATAGCAGACAGTCATAACTCTTCTTAGAACGCTTCTCAGGGCGTTTTAAGGCGCTTGTGTTTTTTGTTGTGGCAGTCCTGACATATGCTTTCTAAGTTATTGGGATCTAGCCGCTTATTCCAATCGTCTTTTAGCTCTATCATATGATGGACGATCGTCGCAGCTGTTATCTTGCCTTCTCTCAAGCACTCCTCGCAAAGTGGCTGCTGAGCTAACTTACTCCGCCTAGCCTTACGCCACTGGCTAGAGGCATAGAAACGAGCATACTTTATGTTGTCTTTGTTGTATCTCACTTCTCTGTTATAAGTCTTGTCTGCATTGCCTTTATGTTTCTCGCAATAATGGTTGGGTAACTCAACGTATTCGCGGCAGATAGAGACTGCACACTTTATTTTAGGCATCTTCTTTAATCCATTTAAAGAATCTAAACCATGCGAGCGTCTGCTCTTTACTGTCGTACTCAGGACTGCTAGGACTCTCTGACCGAAGTACATGAATAGCTACATCATCTACAGTGTATGAATCAGGTAGCTTTGTCTTAGCGTGATTAAAGCACTGCTGCAAGTATTCAAAGTATGTCATCTCAACCACCTCTTCATGTTCTCTTGAATGTGTTTGTCATTAAACCAACCGATACCAATGAGAACCAACTTATACTGATCTATCTCTTGTGGTGTTGCTTCGTCCGTTAGTTCAACAATCGTGTAGCGTTTAGCTATCTGTGCTGACATGGATCGTTGCGGATATCTTCCACACAATGACAAGTACCAGTAGTTTCTCAATTGGATCAGTCCTTTCTTCGATGTATCTTTCTTCCATATCGCCTAATGACTTCATTGTTTTCTTTACGTTTATATGTATTACTTTTTATTGGCTTTCGAATTGTTAGGTAAGGTTCTAAATCTGAACCGGCATAAATACAAGTTTCTTCATATCGTTGTTCGAGATATTGTGGACGATACATTTTAGTCCCCTCCTTATATTGTCCTGTAAGCGTTACAATGATATAATCCCTTTAGGGTGAATCCTTTAAAAGTTTGTTTTTCACTTGGCCATCGTGTAAACGGTGGTCTATTTTTGTGCGCAAAATAAAAACAGCCTCACGAGGAGACCGCTAAACTAAGCCTTCATTCTTTAACTGCTCATATAGCTTTGTTGCTCTGTTAATTCCAATTCGCATTCTGTGTTGTAAATGAACTGGCTTTAATTTTTGTTCAACCCCGTTAAAGTCAATTGCTATCTTTCTAGCTTCACTAATTAATTCATCGTCCATAATTATTTTTCCTCCAATAATCGGCCATCGAAAATGTAGGTTTTCGGCCATAATAAAAAGACCGCCTAAGCGATCTTGATTATGTATATTTCTTTAATTGTTCTTCTACATTTTTTCTGAACTTTTCATTCTTAGTTTTGAACTCTTTATTTTTCTTTTCGAATTCAATTCTCTTTTCTAAGTTGTTTTTCTCAAAAGTTCTGTAGTCATTTCTTAATTCATTCCATTGTTTTAACATCATATCCAAAACCTCTTTCAAGTAATTTTGATTATGTATTAGATAGACAGGGTTACCGATTCTATCCCAGCCATCGTGGAATTAGTCTATCACTAACTCCGACCATCTAACCAAATATGTATTAAGCAACCTACCCCATTACGGGACCCACTGTATATCCATGCCTGGCAGATAGGAATGCTCGGTTGCTATTGACGTGAAACGAGGTTACCAACTGAGCTACACGTCTAAGTCACTGGCAAGGAATCGAACCTTGCACGATATAAGATAGGCGTGTGACGACGCCTCGTTTTACTTCCTGCTGAATCTGTGGGAACTCATTCCATCCACCGTATCTCCGTCATAGAGGTAACACACGTCATGCGTGCCTGAAATTTCAGGGAGAGTCTCTCGCTATCTCGTTCAGCCTACCCGTTACGCGGTCTCACCGAGACGGATCTCTTATATTTGATTAACTTTACCCTTTCCGCCACAGTGACATAATATAAAGACGGCACGTGAACTTTAAAGAAAACGAAGTCTTTCAACTCCATTCTTTTTTATTTTGTGCCGTCATGAGCTTCTAACTGCACCTAAAAGCTCGTTATATACATTGTGCAGATGTTGCCTTCTCTGTTTCCGCAGAGTGGCAGTGTAGTCAAAAAGCGAATAACCCACCAAGCTAGACGTTTGTATGTTAAGAGGTATAAGGAGAAACTTCATGCCAATAAAGTTAGGTTGAGTCGTCTGCTTGGTGGATTATTTAAAACTCTCTGATAATACAATTATATAGGGGTTGACAGTGACAAAACTACCCACTTTTGTGTCATTTTAATTGATTTCCCCAATTCGTCTTCCAAAATCAAGTAAAATTTTCTGCCGCAATCGATAAATGGTCTTTTGAGCATATCCATGTTTTTGACCAAAACTTACCCAATCCATCCAACTATCTTCACCCCAATATTTCAGCTCCATCAGTTTTCTAATATCAGCGCTCTGACTTTCTAAAGTCTCCCTGATACATTTCTTCCAAAGCTGACGATTGACAATATACGGATCAGATAATTCTTTAATTACTTGCTGTTCAACAGGATTACTACGAATGTTCCCTTTACCACCGCCGATATTCTCATCAGCCTCTTTCATTTTTAGTTCTTCTTTTCGAATCGCGATTTCTCTATTGTAATTCGGGTAATTCGCAAACTTCCTATCTAATTCGTTTATGAGATAATCATTTCTTCCCAATCGATCTTCCCCCAAAGGTTTATTTTGCTGCTTTTTCTTTATTAAGCTGATCTATCAATTCTTCTAGCAAACATTCTCCCACTAACCGAACGCGCGTGTTTCCTGATTTATATGCAACAACAAATAATGATTTAGCTATTCTCATTGCTTTAATCGGAGATTTATCAACATCGTACAAACTTACTCGTACACTTTTTAAATATTTATTTCTTTGCCTTTTTTTCAATCGGAACCTCTACTTTCATTTCTAAAGTATTTTTCATACACTTCTTTACTAGAATCGACTGAATTCAAATCAATATCATCGTGCCATTCAAATTCCGGTGAAACAATTAAATCTTCTAATTTGTAGTATGATAACCATGAATTTTGTAATCTATATTCTAATTCATTCTTAAAACTATTTATGTCACCAATATCATTATTAACATCTACTACATACAAAGTTCCTTTAAACACTCTAGTAGGTACACCCATGAATATCAGTCCTCTCTTTTGTTATGCACATATTAACAGGTTTATCCACAATATATCGTAGGAACATATTTTCGCCTACAATATATTGTGTTTTCTCTATGTGATAGGCGACGTTGCCGGATCTACTTAATTTCATAAAATCTTTTGACTGAATTAATCGCTGTTTCCATTCCGTCCAAAAAAGATACCTTTTCAGGACTTTGATATTTGGGAAATCTTTGATCTTCAATTTCCTCATTATGCTGGTTCCATTCCTTTTCTAGTAGCTTTATCAATTTCGTTCGATTTTCTACTTCGCCTCTGAGTAAAAGGATTAATTCCTCTTTGGTACATTTCGACATTTTCTTGCTACTTTGAATTATCATCCTTCCACCTCCAACAATTCTGGTTTTACTTCCTTAATAGTCGACTCATGAATTGGCGGATAAGCTAGATTCTGATCTGTGATCAAATCATACTTGCGTTCTCCACATTCGCAGTGGCCGCATAAAACAACTTTTAGCGTATGATGCTCAATTAGTTCTTTTAGTTTCATTCTATCGCCTCCAACAATTCTGGATTCTCGTAGATGTTACCGATGATTCTCACTTCCCTACATTTTCTTAATGGATAATTCCCTCCCGAACTTGCTCTTACTCCAGCACCCCATTGTAGGGATAAATTAATTCTTCCCGGCTTACCATATACATAGTCGAACCCATCTTCTATTGTAAAAAGGACTATATCCCCTTCGTAAATCTCAACGCCGTTCTTGTCTTTCAGGCCTGTTGATTGAAGGAATATTAGGTTATCGAAATGAATGTCATAGCGATCACCGTTTTCCTGCTCGACATATGCAACTTTGTTTTCAAAATCAATAGATAAAACTGCAACCATTTTTTCATCGTAACTATCCCAAGCTCTAAACTTCGGTATCATTGTCTTCCGCCTCCAATTTCCGTCCACACATAGGGCAATAATTGATAGATGGAGCTGTCCAATCTGATTCGTACGAATCGTCGTATTCGACTTCTATACACCCTCCATCTTCGTGTAAATCAATCGTAATTGCGAAATTAGAGTTAGCTGTATCGTTTAACGGTTCTCCATGTTTGCAAAATTTACATTCTTTATTTCCCATTCATAAACCTCCTCTATGGCTTCGAAATAATCGCTGCCTGTTCAATGAGCTATCGCAATGCTGTTTCCAGCATGCATTTCCATGCCATTGACCACAATTATCTTTTAACCACTCTTTTTGCCGCTCTCGCTCATACTCTGAGTAAAACTTAATGTCTTTCCTGCAATAGCCATCAAGCTTACAGATTCTACGCCAGCGCCTTTTCCCATTAGTTTTCTTAAACATAAATTCCTCCATAATCGCTTCGGTTACTGGAACTAAAAATTGTCCCAACGATCATCTAACCGTCGCCGCATTTCTTCCATCTCTTCTTTCATTCGTTTCATTTCTTTATCATGGATTGCTCGTTTGTTGATATTCTTTTCTTGAAGCTTTTTCCACTCGTCATAGCTGTCTTCAAAAATTAATATCCACAAAAACGCTAGCAATAGAATGAATAGAGTTCCGACCATATAAACAAGAATTACTATGCCTGCAACCTTCTCGTTGTTCCAATCCGAAAAAATACAACCAAACACTCCAATTAGTGTTGGTGACAGAATCAGCAAAACTAATAGAGCGAATTTGAAAATAGGATTTACTTTCATTCCGCCACCTCTTCAATCACAGTGTTCCAATCTTCAAGCGTTCTCTCAAAAAGATTACTGGTAAAGTTCATTTCTCCATTCTCAAAAACAAATTTCCAGCCATGTGAAATTTTGTATGCTGTATAAATCTCATCTCGCAAACAATAACGTCCTTCACTTGTGAACGATTTTAAACATTTAAATTTACGTTCTTCCATTCTTACACCTACACTTTCTCGACTGCGCCGCCAGTGATATATGCGGTATACAATGCCGTTTCCTCGTTATCAAAGAGGATCGGCTTTTTCTTCGTGCTGTCGAAAGCCCAATGTAACGAGTTGCCATACCCTGCTTCTATTGATGTCAGACAGTATTTTTGATCATTAATTATTTTCCACTTCGGCTCTTCCTCGATCTCGTCTGGAATATAAAGTTCAGTAAAATGTGTCTTATACTTTGGAAAATCGTCATCTAGTGGTGTGCCACAATATGGTGGTTCTTCGACTGGGAAATCCCACCAGAGAACAGGACCAATGTCTTCGTGCCATTTTTCGGCCAATTGAGCAATCACTTTCGTCGGTTCGTCTAGTTGATTAATTATTTTGATATTTGCTTTAGAGGCTGCGTTATATCCATCTTTGAAATCAGTCGTTGGAGCATCCGCATCTTCTGGTTTCCAAGTCGGACAAGCAAACATTTCGAGATTAATTTTCTTTATCACTTCTTGTTTATTCATTTCATACCTCCTAAATTCTATGTGATCAAAAAGTTGATTAATGATCACATAGATTCTTACTTGATAGGCTGAGTTAGCTTCCGTTTTCAATTTCCATGATTGCTTTAAAGATCGGATAAACTTGTTGCGGTTGGACCGCATTCCCTAAAGCAATCAATCTATTTTTGTCCAATTCTCTGGATACCCCATCATCCACTCGACAAATGCCGGGTTCGGGTACTTTCCGATGTAGCTCTCGAAATTCTCGCCAATACTTCCAGGAAGAACTTTGCCATGCTTGCCGTTCGCTTCGGAAGGTGCAAGTGGGCGAATCCTCTTGTATGATTGACTGGCTGTGGGTGTTGCAAGCAACGATAAAGAACCTTTGTCTTTTGTGGATTGCCCCGATATCACTAGCTGCAACACTGAAAACCCAAACTTCGTAGCCTTCTTTTTCCAAGTCACTAACGGTTGTTTCGAGTCCGCGGTTAAGAATTCCTGGTACATTCTCGCCGACAACCCAACGAGGTCGAATTTCCTTAACGAGTCTTGCGAATTCGTGCCATAAATAGCGATCGTCGTTCTCGGCTTTACCTTTTCCTGCGAGTGAGAAAGGCTGACAAGGGAATCCTCCGCAAATAATGTCAACTGTTCCTCTGAACTTTCGCCACTCACCATCTGTAACGCTTGTAATGTCATGAAATTCTGTCTCTCCTTCTGTGTTGTGAATTGCTTTGTAACTGGCTCTTGCGAATTTATCGATCTCGCAAAAACCAACGCACTCATGACCCGCTTGTTCCATTCCAAGACGGAATCCACCAATACCGGCAAATAAATCTAAAAATTTCAATTTACCTTCTCCTTTTTCTACATAATTGACGTGGTTACCGGAACTAAATTTTAGTCCACTCCAACACCACATCATCTTCTCTTTCAGTGGTATCTCGCCAAACATGATCGACGGTACCATTGCCCAAATTAATCATTACCAATCGGAGTGGATAGCCCATTTCGTCAAATTGTATGACATTGGAGCGTTCTATTACTTCGAACTGTTCGCTGTTTGGTTTATAGGCCTTCTTGCTGTTTCTCAATAATCCGTTAAGTTCTATACTCATAAAGTTTCCAGCTTGCCATATCCCACCGTAAAAAATGAAACTCGCCCAACAAATAATTAGTGCGGTGTTTAAAGCAAAACTGATAACGTCAAAAACTATTTTGATAATGTTCATTCGCCGTCCTCCTAATCACTCAAACTCTCACTAATCATTTTTTCTAATTCCATCATAATTTCATGTGGCAAATTCACTTCTACATCGATACCTTTATCAAAGCAATTCATTCGTAATAGATAGGTGACATCTTCGTCGCTAACTTCCTTAACTATTCCAAGTTTGTATAAATTGCAGTTGTTCACTACGACGTTTTTTTGTAAGTCGTGCAAACTAGTTTTGTTTTCGTATCTCACTTCATAGCTCATGATTTAAATCCTCCTTGATTGTGGTCGTTACTGGACTTAGAAAAAGTCCTTGTATCCTCGACCAATTTTCAATAAACCGTACTTAACCGCTAACTTATAAAGTAATTTCGTTCTGTGATTTCCTTTCACCCAAATTTTTGATGACACATCATCATTCCACTTGAAAAGGTAAACTACCTCAGTTTGTTTCTTTTTTCTTTGTCTTTTGTTCATAGGTCACCTCTACAAACTCCTCCGATAATAGAACTTACCACCACATTGTTGGGGAAATTTCACTCCATATAGTCCATATTTCTTTTTCTAAATCGGCAGGAACCATAAAACTTGTTGATAATATACGTTCCTTGCATTTCCCCAACAAGATATCTATCCATTCTCCCTGAGTTTTTGACACGGAGTTAATAGTGAATGTATGGTAAGAAAGGTCAATAATACATATTTCTTTGTACATTCGTAATCTTTCATACAATAATTCCACCATAGTAGCTCCTAAACACCACGTTTCTCTCTCATCAAAACCAAAAGTACAACGTTGCTTCTTCCAAAAGTCCCCTCTGCCACATTTTGCAACATCCATGCAATTCCCAGATGTTCCTAATTCATTCAAATATTTGCGGTTCTGCTTTTTTTTCATAGCCATACCTCACTTCTTCCGTAATAGCCCAAAACTAAGTAACTTTACGCTACTCAATCTCAACGGCTTCTTGTTTTCTAACGATCACCCGATGGCCCAAGTTTCTCAATATAGCACCGTCAGCTTCATGCCAATTCACAATTTCAAAACAAGCGGTATGTTTATACTCGTTAATCAATTTTCCAACGATCGAATAGATGCATTTTTCGTAATCCAACTTGTAATATTTGTCCGGATTTAATTGCGGTCTCTTTGGCGATAACGTGTTGTTCGTCGCGAGAAACTTACCAAATTTTCTATTATTGGTTGTATTCATTAGACCCTCCTATTTCAATTGAAATATTTTTATTTCTTTTCAACAATCCGCAAAGCGTCCTCAACAGATCTTGCGACACCATATAAGACCGGCTGAGACTTTAAAAATTCACCGAATCGTATTTGATCTGGTCGAAGTTTACCTGTTTCGTTCTTGACTTCGATCAGAAAGAACTCTCCATCTTTTGTCCAACCGAACAAATCTGGCCAACCATTTGGCAGTCCCGTATCGAACCATCGTCCATCGATTGTTTTGACTTTTCCGACATTGCCGCGATAAACGAAATGTCCATACTTAGGTAGTTCTCTGCGAATTGCGTTTTGAATATCGATTTCTGCTGTCATGCATGCCTCCTCTTAATGGTGCATAGTTTAAAGCAAAAGGTGCATAGTTTGAATTCTTAGAAACGTTGTTATATCAACACTAAGAGCTACAAGGTGCATAGTTGCATAGTTTTTCTTGGTTGCTTCTGTATTTTTATATATTCTTATTATTTATTTTAAAATTTAACTATATAGAAAAACTATGCATACTATTCACCATACTTCTGTAACCGTTGGCGCTCTAAGGCTGATTCGGGTGAATAGTTTGCTAAAAACCATGCACCAACCATGCATCAACTATGCACTTTTTCTTTATCGTGAAACAAAAGTGTTTCACACTCTAACATTTGTTCGTATTTATAGCCCTGGTACAAACACTCCAAATTCTTTGTATTGTTTCTTAATAGTGATCCCTTTGTAAATCATTCCACTCTTCGTCTTTTTCTTTTCATATTTATCCGAAACTTTCTTACCAAACTGCGTTTGAGTAAATCCATGTTCATTCATGTCTTTTGCCCACTTATCATAGGCTTTGAACAATTCCGTTGCCCCGATTGAATAACCGGGTCCTGTTTCGCAACACTGTTCAATAAAACTTCCGATGACATCCATTTCCTGCCGATATTCCATTGTAGCTTTCTGGATGTCTGCCGGAGGATTAAGGCCCTCTCTCTGCCATGCAAGACATCCCTCGACCGCCCAGTTCATGATGCCGGGTAACTCACGCATTAGTTTTTCTTTCAATGTTTTATCAACCTTATCAATTGGAATCTGTACGGTAAATGGAATTAGAGGCAATCGCCGCCAAATACCGTCGTCATTCCCTCGAATGATTGGTTTGTGGTTCGTTGCCAACCAGATTTTATACTTTGGTTTGTAGTCAAACATGTGACCACCTTTAAAACTGGCTGAAACTTTATCGCCACCAGTTAGCTGTTTGATCAGTCCCTCATCTAACCGGACACCTTCGTTTGGTTCACTACTGGTGACTAGGCGAGCACCATCTAAGCGGGCAATATCTTCATTGTGTCCGCTACTGCCGCCCTGCTTTACCATTAAACTCGACGCTTGCATTCCCATTGCGTAGCTTCCCATAATTTCTGCGATAATATCCAAAAAGACAGATTTACCATTTCGACCATTTCCAAATAGAATAAACATCACTTGCTCTTTAACTGATGCAGTCATTGAATAGCCGACTGCTTTTTGAATGTAGCGGATTAACTCTGTATTCCCATCAAAAATTTGATTCAAAAATAATTCCCAACGAGAACACTCATCTTTGTCGGTGTACTCAGCGTTAGAAATCCGAGTAAACATTTTAGAAATATCATGGTCATTTAAAATGCCATTTGATAAATCAAGATATCCGTTTTGGGTGTTAAAAAGCATATCATCACTATCGAATTCTTCTGGAAGAACTGCTACATTGTGTTTCAACTCCCTCGTCATTGCCTCTTTACCAGCGTTATTTCGCGAACGTTTAACGTGCTTAGCTTTCGCTTCCATGTACGCTTTTTTCTCATCTTCTGTAGCATCTTTAGGAACAGAAACTGGTTCATTTTTAAGAACGTCAATCGATTGATCTACCCATTTACGGATCGCCCCGATATTGTCTTGTTCCCAATTCTTCCCGTTGTAGAAGTACCAACACTTATTGACATAGCTGTATTTGGTTAACGTTCCAAACAAATCAAGATATCGTTCAGAATTACCAGTATCGTCATAAGAATAAAATCTTGAAGGCTTTTCTTTTTCTTCTGTAGTAATGCCTGGTATCGATAAAAAGTAATCATCTGCTGTTTTTTTACCAGTGTAGTGGTTCGTATTTTCTGAGATTGCTTTATTTAATATCCCGATTCCATACGTCGTTTTTCCGCGTTTCTGATCATACTTTTCTCGCATCATTGCAGACATTCGGAATATTTCGTCCATCTTTTGAAAGTCACCAGCGGTCCAGAAGGCTAAATCGTTGGCGAAAGCTAAATCTGCCTCTGATTGGCTAGAATAGACTTTTTCCCAACCGCCATCCATAAACATTTTGAATCGACGTCCTGTAGATGAATTAAGTGCAGTTTGAACAATTTCATCTACTGACAAATCATTCCCATCATCCCAATTTGGTTTTGAAAAATCGTGAGTAATCACGTTATCATTCTCTAAATAACGCTTATAAAGAAAGTCCATTTGAGTTTTTGGAATTTCATTCACTTCGTTGTTATTACCAAAAAAGTTTCCAGTGATAGCGAAAAATCGACCATCTGTGTACATTTCTACATTCTTTTTTCTTCTACGGTCTCCAGGGATTTTAGCCTTTCCGATAATATGGATCCCCTTACCTGACATTGATATTTCTGAGTAGGTCTTCGTAGAATTCATAAACACATAAACTAAGTTGTTTTCGATATCACCTTGTAGATACCGTTCTAAATCATCAGGAATATCATCTAAATCAATCCCAATGTATGGCGGTTTGAAATAGAATGCCAATCCATCTGCTTTAAATTTATTGATAGCATCAAGGGCGGTCTGAAAATCAGACCATGTGCCCTCGTTTGTACTGCTACCGAGTTTTCCGTTAAAAGGATTGTGCGGTTTTTTCTTCCATTTCTGTCTATCCTCATCCCACTCACGCTTATAAATCCCCCACTGATTTAATTCACGGAGTTCTGAGGGAATGCGTTCGTAATTACTCATTAGAATGGCAGATCATCGTCTGTGACATTAATTGACGAACTGTTGTCGCGCCCAAAATCTGTTTGTGAGGAATCCTTTTTCTTCCATTGGTGTTGCAGATCTGGATATTCGCTAGGGCCAAATTTCTTAATATTCGTATTGTCGTACGTTTTCCCGTTATATTCAGATTGTTCATTTTTCACACGCACTTTAGCTGTCCGAAGAGCAAAATCTTCTAAAAATTTATCAAATGAATCATAGTTTTTTCCATCAGGTAAACCAAAGTTTTTCGCTAGAGCCATTACAGCCCCTCGATTGTATTTACCAGTTTCTTTCGCTTTCCATACTTTATGGAAAAGGTGGCTATTCTTATACTTTTGATCAATATCATTACGGATTACCATATCAAAATTAATATTTTCTGCTCCGCTTTTCGTTGCTTCTTCAGTGACATTGAAAATCACTACTTCATAATCTCCATCTGCTACGTTCCCAAATTCTTGTGCTTCGTTATAATCTACTTTAAATCCCATTTTTTATACCTCTTTCTTAGTAAAATGTGTTTTTCGCCCATTCGGACATTTCTGGTTTTTCTAAAGATTTTTTATAAGCCCAGTCGTAGGCCTTTAAAACTTTTTCCATCGATACGTTACAAAGTAGAGAAAATTCCTCTAATACATCTAATGAATATTCTTTCTTTCGATAAACGGTCAAAGAACCGAACATTTTAAATAGCGGATTTCCCTTTCCGGCCATTTCTACTTTCGCTTTTGCGATTGCATAATTGATTTCTAGTGATTGTTTCGTTGAAAATTTCTTGCGTGAAAATCGTGCAATTTTTGCTTTTTCAGCATTCAGCTCCACCATTTCCACCGTTTCGTCAAAAGTCACAGATGTTTCTTTTTCCTTCATTTCAATTTCTTGAAGGCAAAACGGGCAATGTGGTTTATCGTTGATTTTCAAAAGACTTTTTAAAAGAAATTGTTGTCCACAAGTTGTACAAATCATTTTCGGCGGTCCGCTGCTACTTGTCGACTTTTTCTTTCGGCCTTCAATGGACCATTCAAACTCATCGGCCGGTAATCCTAAATTAGCTCCGTTACCCACATGGTCCAAAATGATAGATGTTTTATCAGGACGATACCTCATACCACGCATAGACTGCTGTAGATGAAGAACGATTGATTGCGTTGGTCGGCATAGAATGATCACTCCTACATCAGGTACATTGAACCCCTCTGAAATCAAATCAACATTGGATAAAATCGTGATTTTCTTTGCTTTAAAATCAGCCATGATTTGATCACGTTCTTTCGTAGGAGTCTTTCCGTCAGCGTGTACCGCATAAATACCTTCTTGATTGAACCATTCAACGATGAGTTTGCTCACTTCAATCGTTGGGGCATAAACAATCGCTTGTTTCCCATTAGCGTATTTTTTGTAGTTTCCGATGATATCGCCTTGTATGGTTGCGTCCGATTCAAAGAGCTTCGCGGATGTTTCAGCTTCTCTCGTCATATTTTTAAAATCAACTTTAGTCCGATCAATTAAGGGAATAGAAAACCATCTATATGGAGCTAAATTTTTATTGTCTATTAGCCATTGAATTGTTGGGCCTTCGACCATTTCATCATAGATGTCTTTGAATCCTTCACCGTTCATTCTCCAAGGCGTGGCGGTGAAGCCCAATCGTGGGACATTGGAAAAATGATCATAAATAGCTTTATACGTTTTGGCTTTTCCGTGGTGCCCCTCATCAGTGACAATCAGAGAAAAAGGCGGTAGTGTTGCTAAACGATTCTTTGCCATCACAGCAGACAATACAATCACTTTAGATAAGTCCACATCATTGTCGTTTAGTGTTTCAACGATGTTATCGAGTAGTTCCCTTCTGTGTGCTAGAAATAGCACCTTACCACCTTTGTTAGTTGCGAGACGGACAATTTCCGCTATTACTACTGATTTGCCACTGCCTGGCGGAGATTGAATAAGTACACCCTTACTCCCCGCTGCTAGATGATTTCTGGCTTCCGTCACTAGCTGGTTTTGATACGGTCTCAGTTGAAACATCCGATTCACCACCAATCAGAAATAGTTCTTCTGCTGGTGCAGCTTTTCGCCGGTCCAATCGATTCTTCGCATACACAGCATCGTTGCCTTCAAGGATCACTCCACGATTTCCAGTGTCTGGATTTGTAATCATTCGTCCAACGATATCCGTTAATCCCATCAATCCATCTCGCACACTATCTCGAATTTGCGGTGCGTACTGGTTAAATACTTGTCCTCGTTCAGTTGTGATCTCTCGCTGGTTTTCCCATGCAGTTACTAAGATATTGATGTCTTTGAAAAAGTAAATTGATGTCATTATTCGAGCAAAGTAATTGGTCCATTGACTATAATCTTGAATCTCATTTGAAATCCCATTTTTGGAAGAACGCCCACGTTCGACGAACCAATCACGTTCAAAACTAGAAATATTATCAATTACTAAATTGTCATAGCTCTTAATCAATTCAGGCGCTTCTTTAATGAAATCTGTGATGAACTCGTGTGGGTGAACCCTATCAAACGAGATAATGTCCACGTTCTCTAAGCCCGCTAGAACCTTTGTCGAATCATCCATATCTAGAACTAAAGTTTTTCCTTCAAGATGCTGAACTAACGAAGTCTTACCTGTGCCCGGTTTTGCATAAATCATGATTCGCCAATCTTTGTTCTTTTGAAGGTCCTTTGCTTTTTTTATTTTCATCAGTCGTCACCTTCTATCACAACGTTATCCAATCCATATTCGATAAACTTTTCTACCAGTCGCCGCAAAGGAATACCCGTTTCTGCCTTTAATGCAAGTAACTTTTGATGTTGTTCGGTATCAATAAATACTGGCATAGTGGTCTTTGATTCTTTTTCTGCTTTCAACACTAATTTTTTTTCCATCTACTCTTTCACCTTCACTTTCACTTCGATTCCCTTAACATCAACGGTTGTGTTTGGAATAGCCATTCCGTTATCATCAATCAACAATCCTTCATCAGTCATATGGAAAATTCCATCGACTAGAAGTTGCTTAATATCATTTTGTATAGGTTTGACCACTAATTCTTCCTTTATTAAACCTGGATGTTCTTCCTTCATGTATCGATAAAATCGGACTTTTTCCTCTTTTGATTTTGGAAGATTCAATTTGTAAGTTGTCTTACTTTTCATATTTGGGTGTTTTTTACTGATTAAGAAACTCTCAGTTTCTACCGACTCCATGTCACCTAAAAGCTGCCTTTGAATCTCTAACGCAGCATCTAACTCCTGCTTTGATTTATTTAGAAATGCTACTTTTGCGTCTGTAATTTCAGCTATCTGACGATCGTATAGATCTAGTTTTGATTTTTGTACCTGTCTCATCATTTCGATTTCTCTAGTGATATCTTCTAGATTCAAAAACATCCTCTCCTCTCTTAGGCTGTAAGTTGAAAAATTTTGCATAGCCGTTATTAACGATCCAAGTGAGTAAAGCTTCTTTGACTACCTCTGAATACTCACTTGGCAGCATAGCTTCTCTAAGTTCTTCGTTCGCTTCACCTGCAGTTAACTCATCCACATACTCATTTGTATAACGTTCTAAGTTTTCTTCAAGCAACAAACCATCTTTATTGATGTAAATGGTACTGTTCAAATAAATTGGATCTCCGTAAATATCTTTCAATATTTCTTTTTCTTCCGGCGGTTCCATAGGAACACCTAGACTATCGCGTAATGTCATGATAAACTCTCCTTATATAGATGTATTTTTGACTAGCTTAGTTTGGTAGACGGGGCTAGTCTTTTTTTGTGTCATATTCCGCAAAGTCATAAATCAAAACTAAGCCGAAAACTGCTGTAACATATGCTGCTTTGAGCCATTCTGGCACATTACCTGTGATTGCTGCGCCTATTCCGAAAGCGAATAGCATTGCTCCTGTTCTACGAAGCCAATAGACTTTTTTCATCATTAAACCCCCTACTGGCCCAACTCGTTTACTTTTTGTTGGCTCAAATTTGCTAACTCAGCCATGCGTGCGTCTTTTTGTGCTGAATCATTTTGAGCGTTAGATAGTTCATTACGCAGCTTATCCGCCTCTTGCTGTTTCTGCGTGACTTCCTGTTGCTTAGATTCGACTTCACGTTGTTTAGCTTCGATTTCAGACTGCTTCGCATTGACCTCGTTTTGTTTGTTTGCCAATTGCTGTTTCAAACTGTCTAGTTGATCTTGCAGGTTCTTTTGTTGCCCAGTTGTTTGATCAAGTTTGCTTTGAACGTCTGCGGCCTTCTGTTTGTTCTGCGTAGCAATGTTAGCCAGTTTGTAGATGTTCTGTTCAACAGTTGTTGCGTTATCGAAGAAACCAACGCCTGCCGCGAATCCTACAGTTGATCCTAGAAACAATGCAGTGCTAACTCCTAGTGCGATTTTTTTATTTTTCATGTGGTACTTCCTTTCTTATAAAAAGCGATTTTATTATTCGTGTGGTGCTATAATTATTTTGGAAAGTGAGGTGAATAATTGTATGGACATTACACTTAATATTTGTATTAATGATGGTTCGGAAATTCTTGTTGATGGTTTCGATAAAATATCTTTTTCAAATAACGTCTTGGAAAAAACATGCACTAACACTGGGTATTCTTGGCAAAAGTCTTATCCAGAAATTTTAAATGCAGTGGTTGAAAATAAATTTCTTATTTTTGATCGTCACGATGAAAAAGATAGTCTAGAATATAGAGATCATTCTTTTGCTTTTCGTAACGAGATTACTGAAAAGAACCAATCGTTGATACTAACTACACAATCAATTACTACAATAATTGATATGTATAACTAATCTTTAATGGCATGTTGTTTCTCTGAAGCAATATGCCAGCTTCTTTCTAAAAATGCCTTCTTTGTTTCTTCTAACGCTTCTAGAGCTTCTAAAGCAGATAAATTATTTTTGACTAAGATTCCAGTTAATTCAGAAATGATTTTCACTTCATTCATCGTTATGCTCCTTTCTATAAGACTTGATAATTAAATCTCGCATTCGATTGTTCTTCTAAAAATTTGTCGTACAATTCGGTCTTTATATAAACTTCATTTTTAGTAGGAGCAATATAGCCTTGCCGAAATTTTGAGTTTCTGAACAATTTCATCCTTCTGTGATATGTCGATTCAGAATAACCTCTCGCTTTTATAAATTCTTTTTTTGTAAGAGCTCCTTCCATTTTTTGATACCTCCTTCTTGTTATTTAATTCATTTCATAAAAATGTTTCACAAAAATATTTTTTATTTATAGCGATTCATGAAATAGAATTTCATAGAGTGTTTTTGTAATGTTTCACAGACTTTTTAATTCTTTTTAAGTTTTTATCCCGTTGACCTATAGTCACAATTTAAAGAGACTTTAAGTCACTTTATAATTGATATAAATTTATTTTAGTGCCTTTTAGTCACAATCGTCAGCAAAAAAAATACTTACATCTTTTGCTTTAAATCCCATAACATCAATCATTTTACAAAAATTTTCGATTGATAGGTTTCTTGATCCGTTCTCATATTTATAAATAATACTTGAACTTTTATTCAATTTTTTCCCCATCTCAGCTTCAGTAATACCGTTAGCAATACGTTCAGCTTTAAGTCGTTTTAAATTTATAACAACCACTAATTTCACCTCCTCGTGTTTTTATAAGAGCTTATGGACAAATAATAACCTGTTTGTGACTTTACGTCAACACAATATTGCGATTAATTTTATTATTGTGACTATTTGTCCAAAATGTTATTATTTAGTTGACCAATTGGTACGGAGGAAAGTTATGAGAACTAATAAAGAAATAGTTGAATTAGTAAAAAAATATAGAACAGAAAAAAATATGAGCCAAACTGATCTCGCTAAATTTTTGCATATTGATAGAGCTAATATTGCTCGTTGGGAGTCCGGAGCAAGAGATATCCCATTCGACAGGTTGCCTCAAATAGCAGATGCATTAAATATAGATTATTGGCATTTAATAGGCGCCCAAGCGCCTTCTTTGGAAGGTAGAATTCCTATTAAAAAGTTTGGTAGTGTAAAGGCGGGACCTAATGGATTAGCTTTCCAAGAATTTTTAGGGTATGAATACTTTGATAATGTCTCTAATTCAGAAGATTTTTTCGTTTTAACTGTAGATGGAGATTCAATGAGCGGTGACGGAATTAATAATGGTGACGAGGCCCTAATAAGAGCAACAAATGAAATAGAATTTA